AGGCCTCGTGCCTGATGATCCCGACGTGGCTGGCGAGGCAAGAGGGCCTGTTCGATCCTGCCTACGAGTTCGCCTACTGCGAGGACGCCGACCTTGGGCTCCGTCTCCGACAGAAAGGATGGGGCATGGAGTTCACGGACCAGCGCTTCTCGCACGTCAGAGCAGCGACTGCGAATCTGGTGAAGCAACGCGGCACGGTGGATCTCGATCGCTTCCATCGCCTGAACCATGCGAGGTTGATCGAAAGGTGGGGCAGCTACCTCAAGACGAAGCGCTTCGAGCGAACCATCGGAATAAAGCGCTTGGTGGCGCGCGGCGACGTGCTGATGATCACTCCGATCGTTCGTGAACTGCGCGCCCGCAACGCGCACGCCGACATCGTGGTGCAGACCAACGTGCCTGAAGTGCTAGATGGCGTGGCGCGGACGTGCAGCAAGCTGCCGCGCTGCGATGAAGTGTTCGACCTGGACCTCGCCTACGAGGCGAACCCTAAGATCCACATCGTTGATGCCTACGCAGCGAAGTGCGGCCTGCCTTCGGGTCTCGATCGAAGACCAGAGATCCGGTTCTCGGCGTCGGCGAGCCTGAAGTCACGCCGCACGATCCGCGGCGAAAAGGTCGCAGTCCTGCATCCAGGGGTAACAGCTTGGTCGGGGCGCAACTGGCCGCGAAACAACTGGAATCAGCTTGCCTCTAGCCTTCGTGAGCAAGGATTCGCGATCGCCGTCTGCGGCGACTCATGGACGCCAAGGCTGGAAGGCGAGAGCATCAGCTTCAGAGGCATGAGCGTGCAGGAGACGGCATCGATGATGTCGGCCTGCACCGTGTTCGTCGGGATCGACTCGTTCCCGATGCACATTGCTCAGGCGGTAGGCATCCCGACCGTTGCGATCTTCGGAGCCATCGATCCGAAGCTCAGGCTCGTGGACTCCGGACACGTTCGCGCAGCCACCTTCCGAGGGCTCGAGTGCCTTGGCTGCCACCACGAGAAGCCGCCCCCGGTGAAGGAGAGCCAGTGCCATCGTGATCGCGTCTACTGCATGGAAGACTTGACGGTCGGCATGGTGATGCAGGAGATTCAACTGGCACTAGAGAGCTACAGCATGAACCTAGAGACCAGCAAGATCAGGGATCGCGTCATCGCCTTCTGCGAAGGCCACGGCATCGACATCGGCTGCAACGCCGACAAGATCCGTCCCGACGCGATCGGCTTCGACAAGCGTGAGTGCCCTGACGTCGACATCATCGGCGACGCCTCGCAGCCGATGCTGTTCGCCGATGGCGAGTTCGACTACGTCTTCAGCTCGCACGCTCTAGAGGACATTGCTGACACTGATGCCACGCTGCGCGAGTGGGTTCGCATCCTGAAGCCGGGAGGCCACCTCATCATCCAGGTGCCGCACCCAGAGCACTACAAGGGCTTCAACGCCGATCACGTTCACCCTGGCTGGAGCCCAGAGTCGCTCTCCAGCTTGATGCAGGCAGCAGGGTGTGTCGAGGTCATGCGGTTCGCTGACGTCGGCGAGAACCGCTACTCGAGCGTCGTGGTGGCGAAGAAGTCGTGACGGACCCGGTCTACAGCTCGACCCCAGAGGAAGACCGAGACTTCAAGCGGTTGGTGGAAGGGCTGCCGGAGACCAAGATCGGCCTGGGGGCGCACTCGCTAGAGGCCGTGCGATCGATCCTGAAGATCGTCAGGCCTGAGCGGATCCTCGAGATCGGCTTCGACCGTGGTCACAGCGCTGCCATGTGGCTTGGACTGTCTGACGCCAGCGTGGTCTCCGTCGACATCTCCGATGATCCAGAGCTGCTGAGGGCCGTCGAGATCCTGCAGGAGCGCTACCCTGGCCGCCTGACTTTCATCCACGGAGACAGCAGAACGGTTCGAGAGCTGCTTGCGCCCCATGCGTTCGATCTTGTCTTCATCGATGGTGACCATTCCGAGGAAGGCGCTCTGGCTGACTTGCTCCTGGCATTTGAGCTCGAGGCGCCTTGGATCGCTTTCGACGACTGGCTGCCAAGGTTCGGACCAGGAGTTCAGAAGGCGGCGTTGCGCGCTGGATTCGTTCCGATCACGGTGTTCAAGGCGAACATCGCACTGGGACGTGGGAATCTCTGATGGACGGTGGTCTTCCAGAGTCCCTGAGCAACATCTCGCCGGAGGAGCTTCGCGCCTACCGACTTGCCCAAGAGGTTGCCTACTACACCAGCATCGAGGGCTTCCTCGACTTCGTTCGCGACTGCGGCGCCGCGCCGCACGCGCAGCAGTATCCGCACGGCAAGGGTGCTCACGAGATCCTGAACTGGAAGTGGAGCCCGGACCCTGAGAGTGATCGCGGCATCTTCACGTTCAAGATGCAACTGTGGCCTCGTGGCTCGTTCAAGAGTGCGGTCTTCGACGTCGGCTACGTTTGCTGGTTGATCGCTGGCAACCCGAACATTCGCATCTGCGTTGCTTCCGAGACGGGCAAGCAGGCGAAGAAGTTCGTGAAGCAGGCGATGAAGATCATCGACTCGGAGTGGTTCCGGGAACGCTTCGGTGTGCACCGAGGTGGCGAGTGGAAGGAGGCCTCTGGCGAGTTCACCTCAGCACTGCGCACGATCCTGCACGCCAAGGAGCCGACGCTGCTCGCCGCTGGCTGCGGTGAAGTCTGGACCGGAAGCCATTGGGACTTCGTCATCATGGACGACGTGGTCTCGCAGGAGAACGTCAAGACGCTCGACAGCCTCGAGACGACGCGCAACTGGTTCTCGGAGATGCTGGCGCAGCTCGACCCAGGCTGTCGCATCCTGATGATCGGCACGCTGCACCATCACGCTGACCTTTACTGCACGATCCTCGAGAGCCCAGAGATGCGCTCGATGTTCGACGTCTCGATTCACAGCTGGAAGAACGATGATGGTACGCTGTTCTTCCCCGGCCGCTTGACGCATGCCTTCGTAGAGAGCCAGAAGAAGCTGATGACGAGCAAGCAGTGGGCTTGCTACTACGAGAACAAGCCGGCGAGCGACGAGGACCGCGTCTTCAAGCCGAGCTACTTCCGCGTGATCGAGGACCGCGACGTCCCGCAGCACGTGTGGACCTACATCTTCAGCGACTTCGCGTTCATCGCAGAGGAGAAGAAGAAGGGCGTCGCCGACCGAACTGCGTTCTGGGTCGTCAGCATCGACTGCAACCGGCAGGTCTACGTTCGCGACTTCTACGTGGGCCGGTGGAAGCCGAGCGACTCCGTTCGCATCGCCTGCGACCTCTGGAACCGATACCAGCATGCGAACCTTCGCGGCATCGTGGTCGAGGACACGACGCACAAGGAACTGCTCTCGTCGGTCTTCGAAGAGGTCAGACGGCAGACCTTCATCCACCCGAAGATCATTCCGGTCCCTGGTCGCAACCAGGAGGTGAAGGACATCCGCATCGAGGCCGCGGAGATCGCCTTCAAGTCCGGCAGGATCTATTTCCTGCGATCGCTCAAGGAGCAGAATCGGAAGTGGGCTCCGATGTTCAAGGAGATGACGCAGTGGCCGCTCAGCAAGCACGACGACATCCCTGACGCGATCAGCGACCTCGACAAGAAGGACAAGGAAGGCCGCTACATCGCTCCGTCGCCGCCTGCAGGCTGGCGTTCAGCTACGGCGACCGTGCATCGGCCGACGATCATCGACGGCAAGCTCAACCCGGAGTATGGTTACCCGGCACGCGACCATGTGAGGCGCGATCAGCAAGCAGCAGGAGCGAACGACCTATGGCGCAACAGATCGGAGGGCGAGCGAAACTCGCAAGACCAGCGGCGAAGCCAAGGCGACAGTTTCTGGCGGAAGCCAATGCAGCAGCCCAAGCTGCCGGGTCGATCCTAGCCAGACGCTTCGGGCAGCAGGCCTGGATCGATCAGGTCTGCGATGCGGTCCGGCTGGCCGTCCAGAATGGGATCGACAACCTCAGCGGCACCTCGATCAGCGCCAACGGCCATCCTGGCGATGCCTACCGCTTCGCTCCTCGGACGCGCGAGGAGCTGCTCGCCACGAAGAACCTCGTGGCCGACGCGCGCAACGTCGGCAGGAACGAAGAGCCTCAGGATCCGGACGGCGTCACGCCTCAGGATTTGCCTGAGGCCGAGGATCAGGTGAAGCCGGCCGTCAAGGGCTGGATCATGTGATGGGCCCAGACACCGTGTTGATTCCGTGCTACGGTTGCGCCCGGGACGTGATCTTGCCAGCAGGCAAGGTGCGCGCCGCGACTCGTGCGGGTCAGCGCACGGTCGCCTTCTGCTCGCGCCGGTGCGAGCGTCGGACGATCGCCAGAATCGGAACCAAGCAGCAGGAGAAGAAGCTCGATGATCGACTGCCTCGTCCCAACTCCGATCAGCAACCTTGATCTCGTCAACGGCGCGATCGAGTCGCTCATTGCATGCACTGACGTCCCATTCCGCGTGATCGTCATCGTCGATGGCGGCGTGCGGCGCGAACTAAACGCGCTCGAGAGCTACCTCGGAGCCGTCGAGATCCCATGGAAGCTGCTGCACAACCAGGAGCCGGTTGGACTCAACCAGACGCTGCGTGAAGGCCTCGAGGAGTGCACGGCGAAGCTGACCGCGATCGTCGGGCCTGAGGTCCGGCTGCAGGACAAGATGTGGTTC